ATTGGTCGGTGCATTAATAGGAAGTGTCTCATCTATGGATCCGAGTGCACAGATGTTGTTCCAGACCATCCCCAAAGAACCATCATCATCCTGAAAAGCTCCGAAAAGCATCTGCCGGATGGCTGTGTTGATTCTCCGGGTGCATCTGATGACCGTGTATGGGCCCACTGCTCGCGGAAGTGGAAGGTGCAAGGGAAGTTTGGCATCCCAGCACCGCAAGTCATGTCCCACAATGCCCCCGAATGCTGAGTTCGGGGTGATTCCGACTCCCGGGACGAGAGTCCGAGCATTGGGACCTCGACGTCCGTTCCGACGTCGTCGCAAGGCAAGTTGGCCCTGGCCGGTGCCCTGGCCGTTGCCATTTCGACGACGAGACTTTCTCTGTGCCATAAGCGAAATCTCACGTGCACTTAAACAACAATGTTTATATGAGCTTTTGGTTCAAGTCGAGGATCACTTTTGCCTAATTGTTCAAATGATGCCATTCAAAATAACACCGCAGCAACCGCGGCGGCGCGGGCAACAGTCCCCGCGCTGAAGTAGTCAACCATTGCACGAAAAGCGAGCCAAAATGGCATGGTGCTACCCCCCCGGACAAGTCAACCCACTAACGCAGGGCGCTCGGCCGTAGTCACTTTGTGTACCCTCCGACCTTCCATGTGATCCCCAGGCTGGAAATTCCCTTTCACACACAGTTGGCTGGTCACCTGACTGTCCCTTCACCTTCCGGATTCGGGGCCACTCCCTTGCAGTCAAGCTTCCGGTAGCAGCGCGAGAGTACAATCCGCAGATTTTACGTGGATGGCTAGTCCCAACCGTCCGGGATACGGAAATCTGCGGAGCCTTCACCTCAGCGGCCCCCTGTAGGCACGCGGCAGGCTCCGGCCGGGACATTGGCATTCTGCCCGGCACGGAAGAATAAGCCCGTGGTAGAACGGTCTGCTACAACCGCGCATGGATCGCACATGTGAACGAATGTGCCAGGTATAGTTAACCCATGCTCCCACATCTCGACAGTTTCCAAACTGCCTCCCCGACTTCCAATGGTGGTATTCAAAAGCCACCGGTGCATGCTATCTGTGATCCTTTCCCGTCCGCAGACGAATTAATGCATGTGCCCTCAGACCTCAACATGGAACCACTCCGCCGGCATATGGCGGAAAATCCACGTATCTTCGGGACCTAAAGTGTCCAAGCCCGCAATCGCGGAAACCAGTTCCTGCGTGAGCGGTGCACCACATGCTGCCTGGATGACGTCGGTACCTTTGGTCGATGTTCTGTTGTCTACGACCAGCAGATCCTCAATGTTCACCGTCCTCGAATCGTCGTAATCACCATAGATCTGCATCTGACTCTCTCGGTCCATCGGAACAGACTTGAGAGTGCAACCTTGCAAATGATGCCTGGCAATGCAAGCAAAATAGTGAGCAAACACGGGGCAAGAATCCCGAAAATTCTCAACCCTACCAACAAGAGTCATAGCCCGAGCCAGACCGGTGTCCAAACCTTGCGACACGGAGTAGGCACTGGAAGCGATGTTTCTCGCAAGCTGGGGCACTGGCTCAGCGGAAGTGCCGGCAATTCCGTTCACCCCGCAAAACGTCCAAGCATCCCCCTTCTTCCGATGAAACAATTTCGGTCGCATCCCTGCCCGCTCCCATTCTTTGGTCAAATGATCAACATCCAACCTTTGTCCACAACTCACAATAGAGTCATCACCCTCATAAAAGAACGCAAAATCAGTGTTTTGTCCGTTGATCCTGTACTTCCTGGCAGATGGTTTATAAACCACCTGTGCCGGTTCGTCCAATACCATCGCACTCCACAAAGTCAAATTGACTAAATTGTTCAGAGCCGAGGTACCAC